GTGCTGCCCTCGTACTCGAACAGACCTTCGGCGGTGACCGCCACCTTGTGCTCGCGGTCGCCCCATTCGCGCAGCAGCACCGTGCCGGGCGCGAAGTTGGTGTCGCGCGGCCGTGCCCGCAGCTTGATCTTGGAATGCTTGGCACCGATGGCCTCCAGGCGCTGGCGCGTGTTGTGCGCCAGACCGCCGAAGGCTTCCTCCTGCATCTTGTAGGCGATGCGCGACTCGATGAAGACGCGGTTGGGGTTGATGGGGCGGCTGCTGAAGTACCGATCCCACACTGGCCACAACTCGGCGATGGGCAGGCTCGATAGCTCCGCGATCCGCGCGGCGACTGATGCTTGTTTCTCGTTCATCACAAACTCTCCTGTTGATAGGGGGTTGTATGAACGCGCTGGTCGGGCAGGAAGCCAAGGCCAACTTCTCTCTGTTTTGGCGCTTCTGCGACGACGGTGCGGACGATGGCGGCCGCAAGGATGGCGGTGATTTCACCAGCGCGGGCGCTGGCGGACATCTCCGAGGGAGATGCGAGTTCGAGGTTCTTCATGACGGCTCCGAGGAATTGCAACCGTCACAGATGATGTGCGCGATGTTCCGAAGCGGATGGCAATTCCGGGTAATCGGGCACACCTGGTGGCGTGGCCTCGATGCCCCGGCAGGCCTGTGGTGCCTGTCTGGCAGGGAACCGGATTGCGCGTTAACGAAACAGTTGACAGGCGCCGATCTGCTCGATACGATGGCGTCAATTAACTAATCACGCAATTGGGTCACAACATGGCATTTGGTGCCTACATCAGACAGAAGAGGGAGGCGAAGGGCATTCAGATGAATGACTTCGCCCGGCAGCTGGACATCTCCCCTGCCTACTGGTCGCGCATAGAGCGCGACATCGAGAAGCCGCCTAAGGACGAGCTGATCCGCAAGGCGGCAGAAATCCTTGGCGAGAATGTCGACGACGCCTTTGTTGAGGCCAGCCGCCTTCCGCCAGACATGCGCGACGACGTGGGGGGCCTGGTACGGATGTATCGCAAGCAAGCGACGGGGGACAAGTGAATGCCGGTGTTGACTCTTGGCTACCGGCATTGCGACCGAAAACGCCCCAGCTACATCAAGAATTCCGAGATTGAGGGCATCGCCGTCTTGGCCCGCCAGCAACTGGTGGATGCTGCTGCCGATGCCATCTCGCTCGCCACCCTGAGCGCCATCTCCGGCCTGAAGATCAACGGCGTGGTCTTCGACCTGTTCGTCGGCACCGGTGACGTCGTGCATGACGAGCGCGGGAACCCTGTCCTGGGCATCTGTGAGTACGATCCAGGCGTGCCGGACACCGCGATGGTGTCGGTGTCACCGGTTGGCGTGAACGCCAGCGAGGAGTTGGTACTGAGCACCCTCGGGCACGAGCTCGGCCACGCCATCTTCGATGCGCCAGGATGGATCGTGGATGCCAGCAAGGGGCCGGGTTTGTTCGATGAGCCCAGCGACGCGGCGCGGCGGGCCTACCGCACGACCACCCGTGACGTGGAGCACTTGGCGAAAGTCCAGCCCGTCGTCGAGGCGGCTGCGAGCCCCTCTCTGGCAATTCCAGGCCACACCACCAAGGAAGAATACTTCGCCGAGCTGCGTGCCAACGAGTTCATGGGGTCGTTGCTGGTGCCGCGCCAACGCCTGAATCTGGCGGTCGAAGAGTTGGCTCCGAAACACGGTGTGACGATCCACCGCAGCCCGTCGCTTGATCCCGATTTGCCCGGCACCTGCCTTCACCTGACGGCTGATGGAGATATCGGGTTCTTCGACATCGAATGTTTGCAGAAGGCCGTGGCCAAGCGCTTCGGCGTCAACCGACGCTTCATCCAGGTACGGATGGAGCGCTATGGTCTTCTAAAGCCGGGGGCCAAGATCGTCTGATCAACGCCTTCATCTCGCCGCCGACCGCGTGTCGGCATTTTTTGAACCGTTCAGTTAACCACTCGCGCAATCGCGCACTTCGTTTAGAAAAGGAAATTGCCTATGCCAGCAGACGAACAGATCACCGCCCAGGAACACGACGAGTCGACTGCCGCGCAGCAGCAGTCCTCGAAGCAGGTGCGACCCCGTCAATCGGACGATGGCCCGGAAATCCTGCCGTGCATGGAGCACTTCGTCACCGTGGTGCGCAAAGCCAAGCGTCCCGGCCTCGCCTTGCTCCTGGTCGAACGTGCCAGCGCCACTTCGCTGCCGGAACTGGCAGCGCTGACGGATGCGGCCAAAGGCATCCTCGCGGTGCAGTCCCGCAAGGCGATGTTCCACGCCGTCGCCAAACTTGGCTCGGACGTCCAGCAGCACATCGAGCGTGCGGCCGAGCGCGTGGTGCTGCTCGATGACGAATACGGCACGCAGGCCGTCCAATCCCTCCTTGACGACCAAGACGCCAGCGACGCTGCCGTCTTGGCCACGCCCAGTGACCGGTATAGCCGGGCCCTGCACCTCTGTCTGCGGCAGGATTTTCCGGAGGTCGGTGCCAAGCGCGATCAGCGCTTCGACAACGCCGAGCGCTTGCAGGTGATGCATCGCCAGTGGAAGAGCGAGAACTACTCCAGCCACTACCTCGGCCCGAAAGGCGTGGTGCCGAGCATTGATGCCGATGTTGAGGGTGTGTTGCGCGGGCGCATTTCGGCGCTGTTCCCGCAAGTGGCTTCTGACCAAATCCTCATCGAGCAGTTCACGCGCCGTGATCTTGCGCATGCCGACCGCTGCGGCGGCAAAGACACCGACGAGGTCGCGCCCGTGCTCTTGCACACCCTGACTGCAACTTTCAACGGATCGACGGCGCACTTCCGGCAGGTTGCCAACGGCGAGGTGGTCGAGCACGAAGAACCTGCAGCGATGTCGGCCAGCTTCTCGTGGGAGCCCGGCACCGGTGCGCTCGGTGTGTTCTGCGAAGACCGTGAGGTGCGCCGTGAACTGGCGACCATCTTCCGCGATGTCGTTTTGGCGTGCGACGGGGAGATCAACGACATGCCGATGCGCGAGTTCGACCTGTTCGGCTTCTCGACACCAGCGATGCTCAAGCGCATTGAGCAGGAGCGTGTGGCGGGCATTGAAAAAATCTCGATCCTGCAGATCAAAGTCGCCCGGCCCTTCGAGCAGCAAACCACCGACGCCGCCAATGGGCGTGATCTGATCCAGCACCTGTCGAGCACGATGCTGATCGGCAAGGATCGGCGTGATACCCGCCAGATCTATCAGGTCGCCTATGACGACTATGGCATCGACGACCTGACGGGATACACGCTGGCGCAGGTGAAGCTGGTGTTCCGAATGGCCAAACAGCCGCACCGCAAGGCCCACAACGTTGCTGTCCAAATCACGTCGCCGAACGGCCTGAACGACAAGAGCAAGACCGAGGATGACCGCAAGCGCGTGCTGGAACAGCTCACGCGAATTGGGGTGCTCCGTGAGTTCTGATGACGCTACCGCGAAGTCGGCACATCTGAGCTTTCTGGCAGCGCTGGAGCGGCTGCCCCGGGTCGATTCCCGCGTCAGGGCGGCCGAGCTCGGGCGATGCAGACCAACGTTTCTGCAGCGACGATGGATCACGGAAGAGGACTACCTCACACATCTGATGGTGCCCGTCCTGGATTCTGAGCAGGAAGTCGAGGTTGAGATCGATCACGACGCGGCGGTGTACCGGTACCGCAGTCCCCAGCAGCGGTCACGAACGGTTGAGCGACCTCTTGCCGACATCGCGCTGTATACCTTCCAAGTGGATGCGTGGCTCGCCGACTTGGCATCCTTGATCGGCATCGAAGATCGACGACGATCCGACCGTCGACATCGCGTGCCGGGCCACCTGTGGCACCTCGGGGAAGTACGAATCGCTTGCACACACGACTTTGCCCCGGTGTTCGTTGCCAGAGCGTGGGAGCGTGCTCCTGTTGCCGCGATGACCTCGGTGTTGAGCGACCCAATCTGGTCGCGTGGCGGCATCGTATTGCGGCATCAGCGAGATCCCGTTGATCTGCCCCGTGACCATGTCATGCGCGTGCTGGACGAGTTCGTTCGCGTGGACGACGGCCAGGACGTTTTCGACGCGAGCGCATTCGACAGGGTGCTGCGTGGCTACGTCACGCCCAGCGGTGCGCCAGAGCCGGTTGAGTTCTTCCAAGGCAATCGACTGAAGCTGCCCCACTTCACCGAGTCGCGTGAGCTGTCTGCGGAGCGCGCCAAGATCGTCAAGCAGATGTGGAGTGCCGACGGGAAGAACGCGCCAGAGGTGTCCTGGGCCGAGGTCAACAGGATCGCCAATACCGGCTACCAGTCGTTCGATGACGCCTTCGGCGGAAAGGCTGAACGCGAGGACGTGATCGCATTGGTCAAGCGCGGCAAATACCGACTGCGACGCAACACATAAACGCGCCCATAAATCAAACCAGACACGGGCCATAAACCCGTGCGGAGACTTCGATGTGCCCATTTCATCTAGGAGGCACATCGAAATGCAAACTCAAGTTCCATCAATCGAATCCGGTCGGAATCCCCGCCGGATGAATCCCGGCGGTGCAGCCTGCATCGCGCTCGACGAATTCGAGCTCGCCTGTCGCTGGGGACTGTCGGTCAAGACGCTGCGCCGCTGGCGTCAAGAGCAGCTCGGTCCGATCTACTGCAAGCTCGGTCGCCGGGTCACCTACCTCCTGCACGAAATCGAAGCCTTCGAGCGCCGCGTCTCGCGTTACTCGAGCTTCGCCCGTGCGTACCAGTAAGGGGAATGGTCATGACCGACATCACCATTTTCCCCGACCGGCTGACCGCAATGTCGGAAGCCGACCTGGCAGCGCTGCCGGCTGAACAGTTGCGCGAAATTCATTTCAACCTCGCGCAGCTGGTCGAGTGGGTCAAGAAGGCGCAGACCAAAACCCACAACGCGATGAAGCGCCGGTACGCCGAGCAAGAACGGGCCGCGCGCTCCGAAGCTGGCAAGGACTTCGGCACCGTCCATTTCCAGGACGGCCAGATACGCGTCACGGTCGACACGCCGAAGCGCGTCTCCTGGGATCAGACCCAACTGGCCGAGATGGCCAAGCGCATTGCAGCCAGCGGCGATCGCGTCGAGGACTACCTGGACGTCGAGTTCAGCGTCCCGGAATCCCGCTTCACCAACTGGCCCACGGCGCTGCGCGAGCAGTTCGCCGCCGCCCGCACCGTCAAACCCGGCAAGGCCTCCTATGACCTGACCGCCGACTCCGAGGAATGAATCATGAAATTTCTGAACAAGCTTGTGCTGCGCAAACGCGTCGGCTCTTTTTATGCGGATCACCTGCCCAGCGATATCCGCTATCGCAACCGCGCCGGTGAGGAGGTTTCCGTCCCCATTGAGAACGCAACCGTCGATGAGTTGGCGTTCGCCCTCCAACTGGCATCCGAGGAGCAGTCGATCGTCAGCCGTCGGCGCTCGGCGATCGAGGATCTGTACCAAAACGCCCGCAAGTCCGGCGCGCTCGGCGCGGATCGGATGACCGATATCGCGTGGAAGGAATGATCATGAGCACCCTCATTCCCTTCCAGTTCGAATCGCACGCCCTGCGCGTGCAGGTTGATGAGGCTGGCCAGCCGTGGTTCAACGCCAGCGATGTCTGCGCTGCGCTCGAACTTGGCAACGCCCGGCAGGCTATCGACACCCACGTGGATAGCGATGACGTCCAAAAACTGGACGCCATCGACAGCCTCGGTCGGAACCAGCGATCCAATCACGTCAACGAGTCCGGCCTGTACTCGCTGATCCTCGGCAGTACCAAGGACGCAGCAAAGCGATTCAAGCGCTGGGTCACCAGCGAAGTGCTGCCTTCGATCCGCAAGACCGGCGCCTACTCAGCGACCCCGGTGGCTGCCCTGCCGGCCCAGACCCAGGACCGTGTGTCCTCCCTGCTGTTGATCGGTGACGCCGTGGCCAAGGTGCCGGGCGTGAAGGCCGGCATCGCCATGGCGGCGACGCTCACCTGCATCCAGGAGAACACTGGGCTAGTGATCGAGACGCTGCGCCGGGCGCTTCCGGCGGCCAACGAGCCGACCTGCTCCCACAACGCTACGCAGTTGGGAAAGCTGGCCGGATCCTCTGCCAAGGTCACCAACCAGCGCCTCGCAACCCTCGGATTCCAGTTCCGCAACGAGCGCGACGAGTGGGAACTCACCGACGCGGGCAAGGCGTGGGCTGAGGCCATGCCGTTTTCGCGCAACGGCCACAGCGGCTACCAGATTCTCTGGAATCCGGCGGTCGTCGAGCAGCTTAGGGAGGTGGCGTGATGGCACTGCCGATCATTACCGCCGACCAGCGGCTGCGCGAGAAGAAGGGCGTCAAGCTGGTGCTGCTCGGCAAAAGCGGCATCGGCAAGACCACTCAGCTCAAGACGCTGCCTGAAGCAACCACGCTTTTCGTCGATCTCGAGGCCGGCGATCTTGCGGTCAAGGACTGGCGTGGCGACTGCGTGCGTCCAGCCACCTGGCCCGAGTTCCGCGACCTGGTGGTGTTCTTGGCCGGCCCCAATCTGGCGCTGCCACCCGAGTCGCCGTATTCGGAGGCGCACTACCAGCATGTCTGCGAACGCTATGGCGATCCGGCTCAGCTGGCCAAGTACGACACCTACTTCGTCGACAGCATAACGGTCCTCGCGCGCCTGGCGCTGATCTGGGCCAAGACGCAGCCGCAGGCGATGTCCGATCGCACCGGCAAGCCAGACACGCGCGGTGCCTACGGCCTGCTCGGCACCGAGATGCTGGGCGCGCTCATGCACCTGCAGCACGCCCGTGGCAAGCATGTGGTGTTCGTGTCGATTCTCGACGAGCGCATGGACGACTTCAACCGCAAGGTGTTCGTGCCGCAGATCGAAGGTGCCAAGACCTCGGCTGAGTTGCCCGGCATCGTCGATGAGGTTGTGACGCTTGCCGAGATCAAGGCTGAGGACGGCTCGTCCTACCGCGCCTTCGTCACGCAAACCATGAATCCCTACGGGTTCCCGGCCAAGGACCGCTCCGGCCAGCTCGACTTGCTGGAGCCCCCCGATCTGCGTGCGCTCATCGACAAGTGCGCCGCCGCCACCCACACCCAATCAAACAAGGAGTAACCCATGTCCGCCTGGAACGATTTCAACGATGCCGAACAGCAGCAATCCTTCGACCTGATTCCCAAGGGAACGGTCACCCGTGTGCGTATGACCATCAAACCCGGTGGCTTCGACGACCCCGCGCAGGGCTGGACCGGCGGCTACGCCACCCAAAGCTTTGAGACAGGTTCCGTCTACCTGTCCTGCGAATTCGTGATCCTCGAGGGCGAATTCGCTCGCCGCAAGATGTGGTCGAACATCGGCCTGCACAGCCCAAAGGGTCCGAACTGGGGAAACATGGGCCGCACCTTCGTGCGGGCCGCGCTCAACAGCGCTCGCAACATCCGGCCGCAGGACATCTCGCCGCAGGCCGCGGCCGCCCGTCGCATCGCCGGCTTTCATGAGTTGGATGGGGTCGAGTTCGTCGCACGCATCGACGTCGAGAAGGACGGCCGCGGCGAACTCAAGAACGTGGTGAAGCTCGCGGTCGAGCCGGATCATCCCGACTATGCGCGGGGCAACGGGACATCCGGTGCCACTGGCGCGCCTACGCGCCCCACGGCTGCGTCGTTCGCCCCACAGGCCCCTATGGCCGCACCTGCAGCAGCGGCGCCCGCACAGCGCCCCACAGCGCCCGGGAAACCGGCCTGGGCTCAGTGAGGGGGATGCGTGAAATGCTGGGTCTGCACACGACAGGCGCGCGGCTATGGCCAT